TGCAGAAATTGACCGTGAAACAATCGCTCGTTGTAAGTCTCTCTGTAAGCCCGTCTTCTGTAAGGCTGGTGATACAACCGATGTAAACAACGGTTTCGTTGGACGTTGGTCTCAGGAAAGATATTCTCGTATTGTTGGTCTAATTATGAAGACTGCTAACGATATTGCTACTGCTACTCGTAGAAGTGCTGCTAATATCGCTGTAGTTTCTCCTGATATGGCATCTGTTCTTCAACAGGCTGCTCCATTCTTTAACAAGGTTACCCATGATGTAAATGGTTCTACCGCTACACCTGAAATTGGTACAATTAACGGCGCTATCAAGGTATTCCGTGATAACTATGCTGTTAACTATGCTGGTCAGGATAATGGCGAAGTTCTTCTTGCATACAAGGGAACTGGTGTTTCTGACTGTGGTGTTGTGTTCTGTCCTTATGTAACAGGTGTTGTAAACCAGGCAATTGATCCTAACGACTTCTCACCTCGTGTTGGTGTTATGTCTCGTTATGCATTTGCTAACAACATGCTTGGCGCTGATAACTACTATCGCTTACTCAAGTTTGAAACCGCTAAGATTTGGGCTGATGCATCTGGCGACAACTACACATTCTAATTTTAACCACTTAAGGGTGGTTATGGTTTGATAACCACCCTTTTTATTTAACAAACAAAATTTCAATTGGAGATAATAAAATGAAGAATCCTACATGTAATGGAAATGATTTGTACCAAACTGGTAATGATTACCCACAGACTCCAATCTCTGCATACTTTGACGAGAAGTCTTATCACGATGGTATTTACACCGAAGTTAATCCTGCTGTTAATAAGTTGGTTGGTACCGAATCCGTTGATGGATTTGATGACACCTTCTTTAACCTCAAGGATAAGGCTGGTTTGAACAAGAGAGTATTTGATGTCCTCCCACAGAGTGCTTGGGCTGAACCCGAAGTTAGTGGAACAGGTGCAATATTCTCCGATGACTATGCTACTGGCGTAGTTGAAGAAAATGTTTAATCCAGTAAGTTAAACAATTAACGAAAAACCAAGGTTCTGCCTTGGTTTTTCTATTTGTGAAATCTTGTTTATAAATACCATATAAAATTCTATTGTGAGGTGAATATGCAATCAAGAAAAATTGAAGAAAATGTTGTTGAAAATGGTGGTGATTTGGCTACAATCACCAAAACAGTGATGCAGCAAAATATTAAAAATCAAATACCACTTAATAAAAGTCTCTTACCTAGTAAAGGATTGCTTTATAAAAATGATATAACCGTAAAGAAGCTTACCACGCTAGACATTAAGAACTTGTCCACTGTCACATCAGATAACATTGATGGTGTAATGAATGGTATCTTGGCAAGAAATGTCTCAGGCGTGCAAGTAAACGATATTCTCGTTGGTGATAAGATATGGTTCATATTCTATTTAAGAAGTATTACTTATAATGATTATCCATTTGATATAAAGTATGACTGTGAAAACTGTAATAATAAAGGCATTTTCAAAATGCGATTTGCTGATTTGAAAGTAACATATCTACCTGAAGACTTTGAATATGAATATAAAATGAATAATGGTGATGTTATCACTATCGGTTTTCCCACAGTTGGTAATGAAATTGAATGTAATTTGATATTGAAAGAACCTGAAAAATATAGTGTTACTCCTATTGATGAGTCATTACTCAATATATCAAATTACATTAAGGCTATTAATGGTTCTGTTCAAAGTCCAATGAATGCTTATAGATACATTGAAGATCTAGATGCATTGTCATTCACAAATTTCGCTAACTATATGGCAGATGTTAGCTTTGGTGTTAAACCATATATTGAAATCAAGTGTGAATGTGGTAATACAGTTACCGTTCCATTAGTCTTCTCAGCTGAATACTTTATGCCTAAGATCAAATGATAAATATATAAAGGTTAAAGGATTTATAAATGACAAACAATAAAAATTATACGAAAGTTACTTATCAAGATTTACTAGAAGATTTTACTGCTAGATTACAAAATGATGATAGATTTAAAAATCTATCGTCTGCTAGCATCTATTATCTTTTTATGGAAATGTTAGCCAGTACATTTGACATGACTAACTTCTATATGCAGAGAACTGCAGAAGAAGGATTTATAGATACAGCTAGACTAGATAGTAGTGTTATCAAGCATGGTAAAAATCTTGGCTATAATCCAATTCGTAATACACCAGCACAAGCTGAAATTCAAATTGTCATTAAAGGTCCTTTACCACAGTCCATTCAACCTGGTGCTGTAATATATTTTTCACAAGAAGAAACGGACTTGGTTTTTGATAATAATAAGTTTATATTGAATACAGACTATTCATATACATTAACACAAGAAGATATTACTAATGGTCAAAGTGCAACTTGGTCAAAAACTTTAACATATTCTACACCAGTTGACACAATGAAATACTATATCATTCAGGATGTTAAAGTATATAACAATGCATCATTAGAGCCAATTAAAATTTTCCAAGGTGAAGTTAAGACTCATGTAATTCGTGGTGTTTCTAATTTCACAAAACTTGGTCAATCATACCAGTTCTATGACATTGATGATGTTAAATTCAGTAATTGGTATGGTCGCAGAGACCCTTATGCTTGGTATAAAGATACCTATTATAAGACTAATTCCTGGACTAAAGTTGGTATTGGTAAAACACAAGAAGAAGCATTATCAGATAATAACTTATTTGATATTGAAGACTGTTCAATTTATCTAAATGAAAGACTAATCTATGGTGATAAAGATGATAATACTACTTTACAAATATGTTCATTAACTACCAATAGTGATAAAACGGTTAGATTAAAATTTGGTGATGGTGATTCAACTGTATGTGGTCTTATTTCAAAAGATGATAACATATATGTACAATATCTTGATTGCGAAGGTGCTAAGGCTAATAGACTTGGTAGTAAGACTGCTGAAATTAAAGCCAACAATAAATTCTATGCTACATATTCAGGTGGTGTACTAGACATTACAAACAATATCAAGTTCGTATTGAATACGGATATTATGGGTGGTGTAGATTTTGAAAGTCAACAATCTATTAAGAATAATGCACCATTGTATTTTGCAAGCAATAATAGACTTGTTTCTAAACGCGATTTCATATCTTACTTTAAAGGTTTATCTACACCATTGAATGTAAAGAATGCTATTGCTTGGAGCCAAGATGAAATTGAAGCATTTGATAAAGGAAACCATATAACATACAAATATATACAGAATTATATCTGCTATTGTATAGTTTCAACATTATATAACACAAATGGCACTGTTTATTATCCATTGAATGTTTTGACTGATGATTCAACCAATACAACAGGAACATTCTCAATATATGGAACTACTAAAAACTATCTAAATCACTTATCAGACTATGTAAAAATGTTGTATAGTTTCAATTCATTCTTATCTACACAGTATCAAGAAAATCCATCTGCACAATGGTTGAAGAATATTAAAGTCATTAGAGATAATGCTGAGCCAAAGATGATTATTGGTAGTAAGATATTCTCATTACCACCAATAGTTCAGTATTACGATGTTGTAGGAACTGTGACTGTAAATTCACTATCCAAAATGCAAGAATATAAGCGTGATGTTGAAAATAAGATTTATAAATGGTTAGAAGAAAATTGTAATTTCAATAAAAAGATTTATAAGTCTGATATTATAAAATTCTTCAATGAAAGAGAAGAAACTAAAGCCGTAAATCTAGATATTCGTGTATCTGACATCATTAAGAGTAATCATGTAAAATATAACTTTAGACTTTCCTATGGTTCTTTTAAGGATTATTATTATATGACTTCTACTGATGGTATTATTGAAGAACAAAAAATTAAACAAGAAACACAGAATTATGATTATAACACTATTAAAATTCCTAAAACGGATACTGATGGCAATAAACTATCTGTATCTATGTTTGAAAACAAAATGATAACTACTTATATTGATGGTGTTTCTGGTCTTGGTGATAATAGGGTTAAACATGCAAAATTATCATTTAATCCATCAGATGTATTTGAAACTGATACAAGCATAATATTCGTAATTAATGGTATGTCAACGGTTGAGGATCTTACTGTAAAAAAGATAATGACCTCTGATAATGCTTGCTTACATATTGAAGTAGCGGCTAAAGATGATTTTGCTTCATTATCCAATTTCCCACCATCTTATAATTCTTATGGTCTTGATGTAGAAAGAATTAAAGCACTTCAAGAAAGAATAAAAAAATGGCTTAGAGGTTCCAACAGAATTGAAGAAACTAATGAAAGACCTATACCGTTGCCATATGATATAATTATTAGTAATGATTATACAGGTGAAAATTCCGATGTTCTAACTAGATCTGAAACATATCATAGACGAGGCGTAATTCAGAATAACTTGGAACAGCAATTAACTGAAAGATCATTCTGGCAATATTTTATTCCTAGTCTTATGAATGAATTTTATAGTGATATATCTTTTGATGATATTGAAATAACTAATTCTGCATGGACAGATGTAGATTCGTTGATTTATGACTTATATACTGCATTAAAAGTAGTATTTGCTGATAGTGTTCTTGACGATAATAATAATATTGTAAACTATTCTATGGATTCAGAAATACCTGTTGTTAGATTGAATATTACTTATAAGTATGGGCATTAATATATGGAATTATCAAATTTAAAATATTTAGAAAATGGCTGGGTTTTATCGGGTGAAATTGTATCTGAACAAACCATAGATGTAAGCACAGTCCATATTAAGATATATGATGCTCTAGAACATTATGAACCAGACTTTGATAGAATTTATACTTATAACTTAGACTATCAAAAACCATTTATTGAAGTAATAGGAAATACACAAGATGCTTATTATCGTGGGAGTGGTAATGACCATCTAGCTTATTATGGATTTCAATATAGTATTGTTGACAAAAAAATATTATTTAAAATAGCCGCAAGAGGACTTAGTTCTAATAATTTATCTGGTTATTATGATAAGGTAAAAGAAACTAATTCAAACAAAGTTGGTTTCAATATAGCCATTATGTCAGTAAGTTTTAATGATGAAAATGAACAAACATTCAAATTATTCATATCACCTAAATTTAAATCTAGTAAACCATTTAGATATTATGACCAAGATACTTATGATAAACAATTAAATAATTCTGCTACAATTACTTGTCCTATTTGTAATGGAACTGGTGAATTATATGATGATATAACTTGTCCTGCTTGTGGTGGAAATGCTTATGTATTTGATAGAATAGATTTTAACTATGGAAGTGAAATACCTATAAACGGATTACATGTCAATAACCATAATAAAGACTGTTCTGCAACATATACTAGAAAATGGAATGCTGAACATAATAGATATGAATTTACTTCCGAAACAAATACAGATTGCTGGAAAACACCGAAATATGGTGTTATTGTATCAGCATATTTTCCTACTTATGTCTGTGAAAAAGGTCTAGCAGCTGAATTATTACCTACAATTTCAAGTACATTAACTAATGATTTGAATAACAATAATAATCTAGCATATGAACAAATTGCAGAAGTTTCTGCCTCAATAACAGCAGTAAAATCAACTTATAATGGTAGTATTGAAGAACTTTATAAAGTATACTTATATAAACAAGACATAGAGATTACAAATGATACTGCACAAAAAATTCGTAATAATGTGGTTAGATTTGGAGTAAAGACTAATAATGATTAATGTTGCTGAACATGAAAAGAATATTACAGGACAAAGTTTTGTTCAAGATATCAATACTTATAATAAGAATAAGTATCAAATAAGATTTTCAAATTTTCCTAATTTTACAGGAAAAGATGTTGATATGAATATCTTCAATTTATATCTTGAAACATTTACTATTCCAGATATCTCTATTTCTATGCTAAAAACACTCTATATGCACGAAGTTCAAAATCACCCAGGTACTACAGGTGCTCGTGACTTACAAACTATTACATTGACATTCCAGTGTGATGAAAATATGAAGAACTGGTATGCATTTTATTCTTGGCTATGGTTTATGAAACATGGCATGACTTGTGGAAAGAAAAGTCTAGATGGTGAAGAACTTGTTAGAATGGACTGTATAGATGTAATAGAAATTTTACATTGTAATAACAATGGTGAAATAATATCAAAGATGAAATTTGAACACTGTATATTAAGTAATATATCTAGTATGGAATTGAATTGTCAGACCTCTGAAATTGGTAAATTTACAGTCACTATGGAAGTCCAAACAATAGATATGGATTTGATGACAGACGAAGAATAATATGAAATTAACTTATAAATGCAAAATATGTGATGAAGAAATTTTGACAAATACGGGTCTTGCTTCCCATATTTCAAATACGCATAAGTTAAAAATTGAAGAATACTATGATAGATTCATCAGAAAAGACCCTGAAGGTAAATGTTTAGTCTGTGGAAAACCAACAACATTCATAGATTTAAGACGCGGCTATCATAGATTTTGTTCAAAACAATGTTCAAATAAGTATTGTGCAGAACATGCTGTAAAATGTGAACAAGTATGTAAAGTATGTAATTTTACTATATCTGGTGGCTCAAGAAGAATTCTTTCAATAAATTTCTATCACCATATAAAATCACATGGTTTTAAATCTATTCAAGAATATTATGATAAATTCTTAAAGAAACCTGAAGAAGGCAAATGTGCTGTATGTGGAAAACCAACGACATTTGAAAATATGTTCAATGGTTATAGAAAGTATTGTTTAGGTTTTTGTTCTGCAAATAAAGTTAAAGCGGAAGAATACGATAAAGAACATCAGTTTAAGCAAGAAAAACAACAAACAAAAGAAACACATGAGACTGAACTACGAAACTATATTCAAGAATTGAAAGATAGAGCACATGAATTTGACTGGGATGGTGAACGTAATACTTGGGCGGGTGGAACAAGACCAAAATATATCAATACTAAAGACGATTTGATTACTGATAATTCAATATCATTCATAGATGGTCAGGAATACTCAGCAAATGGCCAGTGTATCACGGAACATTATCAAGACAATACAACTATCAATGAAAATAAAGAAGACGCTGATGAATACTTCTGTCAATTCTGGCTATAAATATATTAGAGGTTTTATAAATGGCTGAATCTATAAATGAAGCTTTAAGACTGAAAATGGATGATGCGAAAATAGCAGTCGCACAAAGCCAGTTGCAGATAATGAAAGAATTTAAAGCTAATGTTGAAACTCAGTTAGATTCTGGATTTACTGAAGTCATTAAAAGTAATAACCAAAAATTTGAATTTAAAGACCTACAAAAGAATGTAGGAAATATATTTAAGTCAAATGCAAAAACATTCACTAAAGCAACAAGTAGCTTTGGTAGCAAAATAGCATCAATTCCAGGTAAAATTGGTACTGCATTTTCAAAATTCAATCCATTAAAAGGAATTACAAATTTATTCTCATCTGGATTTGATAAGATAAAAGAAGGGTTCTCAAAATTAAATCCATTTAGCAAAATTGGTTCAGGTATCAAAAAAACTAAAGACAAAATAAAGAAGGTGGTAGGTCGAGATACAGAAACATTGAAAGCAAAATATTATGAAAACTGGTGGAGTCCTGAAAAAGTAGCAATTAGACAACAAAAAGCATTACAGAAATTCTGGAAAAAACAATTAAAGAAAGAAGAGAAAAAAGCACGAAAAGAAGGAAGACCATCCATTACAGATCCAGCAATTACAACAGGTCAATTATTAGGAACAATAGCAAAAGCAGTAACAAAAATTGCTAAAGCAATCGCGTTCTTCTTTAATGGTCCTGGTCTTGGTATTGCATTGGCTATTGGTTTAACACCACCTGTATTATTGATATGTGCTGCATTATTAGGTGTTGCATATTTAATCTGTGATACATTGAAAACCATAATACCTCCAATAATAGATATATTTAAAGGTTTCGTTGACTGGATAATGAATGTATTTGCTGAACCAGTTACAAGAGGTCTAAATTCTATTGCTGGTGCAATAGAAGCTGTATTTGGTATATACACTAAAATATACAATATTGTTGGTTCAATATTGGATAAGATTCTATCATTCTTAGATAGTCCAATTTCAACAATTACTGAAGGTGTATCTTCGGCCGTTAATGGAATTACATCAGCGGTATCTGATTTATTTACTGATGATGGTAAAGTACATGAAGGTCAAGACTTAAATACTATGTTCTTTAGAATGTATCAAGAATGGACTACTGATTTTTTGACACCAATGCGTGATGGCATTGTAAAAATGACTGAAGATGGTTCAAATACAACTGATTTAACTAAATTCTATGATTTGTTGAATGCAGGTTTTGTTGCTCCATTATTCAATCGTTATAAAACATTTGATGCAAAAGCATTTGAATTCTTTGAACAGTCTAGTCATAGAATGTTGGCAGATAGAATTGCTATGAGAAGACAAGAAGGTTTTTCAAGAGTAATGGATTCAATGAGTAATGTTGCTAGTAATATTAAAGATGGTTTCAAGAATGGATGGAATATATTAAAAGCTAAATTTACAGGCGAAACTAATAAAATGCCAGAAACTGAACTTACTGTTGAAAATAATTTCCAGATGCTTACAAAATCATTTGATGAAATGAGAACAGATAGTTTAAAGATATTGTCTGAAATAAATGAAAGTATCATTGAAATATCAAAACACAGAATACAGCTTGGTAATGTAAATACACCTGAATATGTCACTACAGATTCAAAACTACAACCTGTAAATGTTGTAGTAAACAATGACGATGATTCTAGAAAAGAAATCGTTAATCTATTGAAGAAAATGGGTGAAGGCGTTTCTCATATAGTTCATAATACAGCCATTACAGATAGTGGTGTACGAAAAGAAACAGCTACACTTTGGACACTTGAAGGATAATTATGGGATTAAATATAATTAAATCATACAATTTTAATTCTATGAACTCTACCTATATGGGAATAGGTAATGGTTTCGTCATTAAAATTTACCATAATGATTTTTACAATACAAATTTTAGTAAATATTGGCCTAAAACAAATATTGAGTCTTTTAAAGCCGTAAACAATGAAAATCTATCATTAAGTTTTACTAACGAATGGGAAGATGCTGGTGGTGCTAAACTCGGTAAAAAAGTAACATCATTCATAAATGGTAAGTTAGTTAAAGCTTTTGCTGGAATGGATGAAAAAAAAGGATATCAGCCAATGATAATGACTGATGCATGGACTCAACAAAAAATGAAAGGTACTCAACCACTTTCAATAGACTTATCATTTAAAGCATATAATAATAATAATAGTATTGCAGGTACAAATTATCGTGATATTATAAAGTTTCTTACTTGTATATGCTCACCAATGAAACCCATTATATTAGGAAATGATACAATGGATGTAATAAAACGTGCGGCGGGCGGAGTAATCAATACTGGTGGTGCTATAATGTCCGCTGTTAGAAATGTTGGTTCTACTATTTCACAAAGTAGAGATAATAACGATAGTTATGTAAATACTGTTGCTCACGGTGTAGATGAAGTAGTCAATCAAGCAGATTCATTGCATAAAACAGTTACACAAAATGCGGTCTTGGGAAGAAACAATGGTAATTTTACAGTTGAACTATTATTTGGTAATGATAATGGAACTAAGATATTCGCCAATGAACAAAATAATTTTGTTGTTGAAGGTGTAAAAAATACATCTATGGGAAGAGTTGACTGGATTATTAAATCATTCTCATATACACCATCAGTTCAATTTGACTGGGATGATGAAAATAAATTACCAATTCCATTATGGTGTGATTTTAAGATATCTCTAGAAACTAGATGTAGTCTATCTAATAAGTATGTTTATGATTTATTAAATAATAATCCAATTAACCTACAATATAAAGATGTGACTTAATTAGGTCGCATTCTATTTCTCATATAATCCATTTGTTCTTGTACAGTCATTTCATTCCACGGTTTTTTCTGTGGTGATTCAGGTTCTCTATTATATGCTTCCAATGACAATGGATTTAGTTCATATCGTTCAGGATTAGTATCTTGTGTTGTCTAAGTT